CCCAGTATCTAAATCAAGAACTCCACGCCGGGTCTTACCTCTAAATTGAACTTTTATTAAATTCTTTTGTACGAGAAGGTCAAGTATTTTAGAGCCTTCTGCATGATGGTCTTTGAGTGTATGTTTTGTAAAAGGTATTATATTTTCGAAGTCTTTTGAAAACATTTTACCAATGTTAATTGCAAGGCTATCATAATCTGTTGATTGACCTGAAGCAACCAACTTTACTGCCTTGGTTATTACGTTAATAGAGTTATCATCAAATAATTTAGAGTTAGGTTTATTCTTTTTGTTTAAAAACTCTAAATCAAGAATTTTTCTAACGCTTTCCCTGCCTTTGGCATACTGTTCAGTGATCCAATTATCAGAAGGTTCTTTGTTAAATTTCTCTTTAAAGTTGTTATACTTCTTTTTGAAAGAAACATCTTCTTTTAACTTATTAAGTGTTTTCTCGCTGCTAGGATACCTCTTAAGGTAATTCCTAAAATAAACACGCAGAGGTGCTCTTCCAGTAGCATAAACTTTTTCTGCAAGTTTAGTACCTTCTTTACTACGCCAGTTATCAATGTAACGTTGATCTTCGAGCTGATTAGAAATTAAATCATCTAATTGATAATACTTACCCATGATTTGAACTTGAGGAACATCTTTAGAGAGATAACTAACAAACATTTTAGACTTTTCTCTAGAGCGAGTATCTAATAGTCTGGAAACGTTTTGGACAGAGAATCTATTTTCGGCTCTAAGAACTGCGGATAAGTCATTCCAAGGGGTCTTATCTCTTGCATAACGCTCTAATACAACTCTTAAATTTTCAACAACAACCGTCTGTTGGTTTACAGAAATTTTATCGTCAAGCCCTGCTGTTAAAGATTCGATAAAGTCTTTTTCGTCTTGAGACAACAGCTTTGAGTTTCTCATAAAATCAATACGCTCCTGATATAAATTAAAATCAGGATCATAAACATTATTGTTTTTAATTTCCCCTGTTAAAGGGTCTGTACTAAAATTACGTTCATCAAATTCATTACCAACACGCCGCCTCGAAGCAGATTTGCCCACTAATGTAGTGCCTTTGAAATCAGTTAAAGACATTGTTTTAGAAAAATCATCAGAGTCCAATAAAAACATTTGTCGAATATCATCTTTGTTTTTAGGGTTTTTGATAAGTGAGCTAGGTCTATTTGCAGAAATACTTACGTCTACTTCTCTTAGTTTTTGTTTAGGCGCAAATACAGAAGTAGCATTGGCTGCTCTGTTTCTAAGAGCTTGTATAGACAGACCTTTCCCGTTTGGTGTAACAAATTGGTCGTATTTTAATTTGCCTAAACGGAATAAGTTTGCCTTGTCCATAGTACCAAGCACTTTAGTCTGGATATCAAATGGTTGTCGTTTTAACCATGCGCCAAAACCTTCAATCTTAGGCATTACCCCTGTTAAAGATTCCGGCTTCTTTTTAAGAAGATTTGTTTTACTAATACGATCAGTTTTTTGTTCAAGTAGTTCGTCCTTAGACTTAATGATAGGTATAAGGGTGCTACGGCAATTCCAATGCAGAGGTGGTTTAAACCTTGTATCATTTACATCATAAATCTTACCATTATGGAATGAACAAATAGGGCTTGTATTACTGTCTAATATAGCTGTAAAAACAAAACCCTTTACAACATGCGAATTAGCTTCAGCAACCTTGTTCATAGCGACTGTTTGTGTGCTAGTAATAGATGTTCGAGTTAAAGCTCTTGCTTGATTCTCAGTAAGCTTAGTAGTTTTAAGAACATCTTTAATGATTTCATTGTTGGTAAAGCCTTTGGCTAATCCACTTTTCACTTTAGTTTGTATACGAACAAGTTCACCAGAAGAAATATTACGAATATTATCTTTAACAGACTTAGCGCCCTTAATATTCGAACCAGTTATTTCTGCAAGCAACTCTTTAGACCTAGGTCTATTTACTTTATAAAAAGATTTTAATTCTTTATTAAGATTGTCAGAGTGAAAGTCAAGTTGAGATGTTGAAAATTCTTTTAAGCTTGTTGTTTGATGGCTTAAAAGCTCTTTACCAAATCTTTTTACCTCTGGTTGAACATCTCCTTGAATGTTTAATTTCAAAACATCTCTTAAACGTTTTCTATGTCTCTGCATAATACGTTTGTTTTGAAGCTGCACTCCTTCTTCATAAAGTCGAACATCCGTTAGGTGATCTACGATTCTATCGTATATCTTTGAATTGATATCCATTTAGTACCCCTCTGAGTAGTAAAATGTTATTCTTCTATATCCATTTCAACATTAGTATTGGGTTGTGCTGCTAATGGATCGGTTTGTATTTCTTCAACAGCGTCTTCATCGCTGTAGTCTGCAGGTAGGAAGTCATTGTACTTAGCAACACTAACGAAAGTTGAGCGGCTAATAATTCCTACTTGATACCATTCA